CTTGTACTTCTTGTATTGCTTGTTTAACTTTTCCCATTTTCTTATATCCTTCTTAGTTATATTAATTGCTACTGCTAATCTATCTACACTCCAATGTTTTTCTTTTATTAATTGTCCTATCTTTTTCGTATCTGGTTTTACTTGTTGTTTATAACTCATAGCACTCCTCCTAGTTCTAAATCAAACTCTAACTTTTCTAACAAATCATTTCGCAACCACATATCCTCATCCTCTTCCATTAATGTTGAGTACTTTTCATCTGGATTGTATTCATCAGAATAAAAATCTTTTATCTGTTGACCCATGATTTCAAAGTCTTGCTTACCCTTAACTATTTCAATGAGTAGTTTTAATTCCTCTTCACTAAAATGTTTTTTAATTTGTGTTATTGTTTTCATTAGTCATTACCCTCTCTGTAATCTTTAAACAATTGTCTAACATATTTTTTTAGATATTTAAACTCTTTGTTAGGGTCTAACTCTGGGTCAGTATCCCAATATATTTTAGAATTAATATCTAATGCTCGTAGTATTTCTCTTTCTACTTTTATTATGTTCATTACACCTCCTCTACTTCCATATCTACATTACCCCAATCAAACAAACCAATCGTTTGATATTCTGCATCACTCTCATCTTCAGCTTCAACATCAAATTCCATTTCTGGAATTATAACTTTATATTTTTTCATCTATCCTCCTATATAGTACTTACCTTTAATCACATAAGGTTTTGTTTTATATGTTCTATCTATCTCTAATATTCTTAAAGATAAATTCTTTTTAATTAATCTATGTATCACTCCTGCATTAACATCTTTAAACTTCTCTCGCAACACTTTGATTAAGTTTCTTTTCTTATACTTACCAGTCTCTACTAACTTAAACATTTCATCTGCTATCTCAGATTTAATAGAGGTAGTAATTCGTTCATCATCTTTAACATAAGGTGTAATATCTATTTTATATTTCTCTAATAGATTATTAAAGTGTTCTTCACTAACCCAACTGCAACACATAGTAGGCATACTTAAATGTGCCAACAACATACATAATGTTTCTGCATTATTAGTATCTTGTTTATTAAGATAAGAAAATATTTTATCTTCTATTGGTACATCTTTATATTTAGTAGTACTCTTATTATACTTATGCATTTGTTACTCCTTTGTTTTTATTTTATCATAACAGAACATTGTGGCAAAGTCCACACGAAAGTTTGTCAACAACAAGGCATATGAAATTATTTTATAATAACATATGCGACATAACGACACACTTATAAGATATTGTATTAATGTTCTCTTATAATTCTTTTTATTATAGTATATATAAATATTTAGGTTTAATAATAACAACAACATTACAATTTCTAATTATATATATAACTATTAATTAACATAACATATCCAAAAGAATTTTAATATCAATAACCCTATACAGAATTGCCACAATTTTATTTTTGTATTAGCCAACAATCCTCCACTCATTATTGATAAAAACATTATTAAGTTATTCATTTACTTCCAATACTTATTATAGTTTTCATTATCATAGTCAACAACTCTCCACTTATCTTTTCTTTTAAAACTTTTCTTTGCAAATTCTAATGCGTCTTCTTCAGTTGAAAAGATTTGGCTAGTGTACATTCTATATCTATGTTCAGGTTTAAATATTATGAAGTACATTTATATTTCTTCTCTCTCTAATTCAAATGTAAATCTTCCAGTTTGTTTTAAGTAATCTACATTATGTTGTGTTAATGATTGCTGATTATATATAACTGGCAACCACTCATCCTCTTTCTTTGTAGTGTAGTATAAAGTTCTACCCCACTTGTTATCTTTTCTTAACATTATATGTATTGTGCTTTGTTCACTCATTATTTATCCTCCTTATAATCTTTGTACATTTGTTTTATTTCAACTCTCAACCCTACTGCTGAAATATCTTTATTTATTAATCTATAAATTAAATCATGTATCCAATCTTCATAACTATTACCTAACCAATGTTCAACTTCTTTTCTGTTCACTAATTGTTCACTCATTGTTTCCTTTCTGTTCTATTATCCAATCTGGCAATTCCCATTTTGCATTAGGATATTTTTCTTTTACTTGTATACTTTCACAATCAAAACATATATAATCATTTATATAATCACAAATTTTACAATCTTTATTTGGTATTATAAAATCAATATTAATATATTTCATTATCCTCCTTTTGTTTCTACTTTGTTCCATGTTGGTAGTCTTCCATTAACCTCACAAGTTTCTGGAAAATTTTTTTTAGTATCTCTTACTATAACATCTAATAAAAATTCTGTTGAGATATAATTTTCATCTTGTATTTCTTTAATTTCTTTTGTTAATCTTTCTACATCTAACATCTTTTTTCTTATCTTAAAATTTCTCTCAAAGATTTTATTTAGTTTCAATTTAAAATTTAATTTATTCATTTCTTATTACACTCCATGCTATTGCAACTACACCAAATAAAAGTATCACTTGTAATTCTATTGGTGCATTTAAAAATATCTCTATCATGCACCCTCCAATTGTTTATGCAACTCTTCAAATTGTTTAGCCCATTTGTTTAATGTTAATGTATCTGAATAGTCAGTAACTATATCTTCATCTGTTTCATTGTAAGGTATAAACCATGCCCAACCTATTTGTTTATTATTTTTTTCATATACCATGATTTCAGTTTCATAATCTTTAATTGCTTTTCTTATCTCTTCATAGTCTTTTGAATATTCAACTGGTGTCTCTCCAGTCTCCTTGTCATAAACAGATATACTCCACTCAGGTTTTTCTTTTAATATATATTGTACCATATTAAAATGTCCTTGTTTATACTCAACTGCTTTTGTTATGTCATCTGCTCTCATCTATCCTCCTATTGTTTTTTCTTCCTACCTAATGGTAGTTTTTGTATTTTAAATAGATTAATTCCATTCTTAATCCAATTAACTTTAACTTCTTTAAGTTTAGGATATTTATTTTGAAAACTTTTAACAGCTTTCTTATATCCTCTACTCTCTATCAATTCCAAATTATTATCATCAGGAATTATATTATCTTTTGTAGTTCCAACAAACTTAAATATTTTTTTATCACTCATGGTTTAACTCCTCCAAAGTTTTATTTGTTTTGAAGTATCTATCTCTTTCAATACCTAAACCCATTGGAAGTTTTAAGTTTTCAAGTTCAGCTATATCTACATAACCTAACTCTTTTTCTGTTAACTCACATAAACCAAATGCCACATTGGTATATGGATTTAGTTCTGTTAAGTACCATGTACCAATACCAGTAGGATTAAAAAGTTTAACAACGACTTTATGTTTCTTTGTTTCTTCTTGACCCTCATTCTCAGTATGATTTTTTATTAACTTATCTCTTTGTGCTTTAGTAAACAGTTTCATTAGTTCTCCAGTACTTTAGTTATATGTTTTCTTATTCTCTCTATTTCATTTTGAAGTCTACCATTTTCTATTAGTACATCTTCATTATCTACTGCTTTATTTTTTAACACTCTTATTAAGTGTGTTATGTCCATTGTTTTATATTTTATAGTATCACTTTTAGATTGTGAGTAGTACTCCTCCTCTAAAAATTCCATTATATCACATGGATTTTTTCTACCAGTTTTAATCTCTAGAATTTTAAAATAATTTTCTAAAGAATATTGATTGTGTTTTTTCATTTTCATTTTATAACTCCATTAATTTAGAAACTAAATTATTATATTTAGTTCTTAACTTATTATATTTAGTTTTTGTTTTAACTAACTCATCATATAAACTTTTTTCATTAGATTTTTTTATTAAACTTCTAATCAAATGAATTAAATCCATATCACCTTTTTTTATTTCAGCATCTCTACTTTCGGAATAGTAAATTTCTTCTGCCAATTTATACATATCTATTGGTATTCTTTTTTTACTATCTATTTCTTGATGCTTAATATATTTATTAAGTGTTGTCATATTTCCTCCTCTCTTATATTTTATTAATGTTAATTTCAAATCTGTCTCCATTTAAATTGAAAACAAAATCTGCTTGTTCACCATTTAAAGATGTACCACTATCAGTTATGTTAGCTTTATCTTTAAATTTTTTTTCAACTGCTCTCTCTAATACTTTTCTTAATCTGTACATATTAGAGACTTGTCCAAATTCTTCACTCATTTTTACTCCTTTGTTTTATTTATTTTTTATATATGTTCTACCATAAGATTGTGTCAATGTCCACACAGAATTATGTCTTAATCATGGCAGTACCACATACTATTTAAATATTTTTTAGCATTTAATTCTTTTTTTAAATTGCTTATAAACATATCAAAGGTATTAAAAAAATAATCAACATCCTGTACTTGATTTAATTCTTTTAATATATCATTTACTCGTTCAACTCTATGCTCGTGTGAGTTGAAATGTTTATATAGTCTATCTGTTTCTGTCTTCTGATTGTACTTACTCATTCAACCTCCAGTTGTGCCAGTATTAATTAATCTAAAACAAACCCTGACTTATCTGTCTTAGCTTTACCTTTAGCTTTTAAACCTACGATTGAATTTCTTTTATCTAAAAATCTCAAGTCGTGGTTGTCTCCATTAACTACATTGTAGTTAAATCTTTTTAAATCCTCTAAATTATTTCTATATACTGCGGAAATATTTCCTCCCATTTTTAATATGTTAAATGCTAAGTCTTTGTTATCCTCGTTTAAACTATATGTTAAGTGATAGTTTTTAGGGTACTTATTTTTAACAAATTTAATTGCTCTTTTATATATCTTAGTGTAGTCATAAAATTGTATGTTAGGAAACAATTCAAATATATTATGTATCTCCCATGATATATCGCTGGTTGTATTTAATCTGACTACTGGTATTAATTTATTTTTATTGCAATACAACTCATGGTTTTTTATTTCTCTTATAAGTTGTTTCAAGAATTCAACTCTTGATTGCATATAAAATCTTGTTCTATTTATTCTACCTTTATCTTTTTGTGCCTGATATACTGGGTTTCCTGCGGTATGTAAACAAGCTTTACTACAACCTACACTTGCCATTGAACAAACTTGATAACCTGACAGATTATAAGGTGCTAAATTTAATCTTAATATTCTATAACTCTCCAACCCTTTAATCTTTTTATTCTTATCAGTCTTAGGATTTCCCTCTCTAAAACAAAGTTTATTTGGTCTCTTCCAGCTTAATATTTTTTTCATTTTTTATTACTCCATTTTTATTTTTTATTTCTTTAAAAAATTTATCACAACTTTTTATATATGCTATACTCAAATCTTTTTTATCATATAAAAAATAGTTTAATAAATTATTATGTTTACTTCTTACTGTCATTTATTCTCCCATTTATTTTTATCTATCATCACTATTAAATGTACCCTCTTGTTCATCCATTGTAGGTAGTCTCTCAATTTTTTCTCCACCTCCTGATGTATGAGTAAATTCAGTATCATTTATTATACTGTCAATTATATTTCCATTTTTTCTATTGAATCTTATAATTGTTTCTCGTTCTTTTTTAGATAGTTTTTTCATTATAAGTGTCTCCATTTATATATTTATCTCTCAACTTTTTTGTTTTAATATCATAATAGTGTGAGAGATTTCTATTAGATATCTTTGTACTCTCCCATAAATTTTTAACAATCTTATTTTTTAGATTATTAAAATGTTTTCTGGTAGAATAATTTTTTAACATGAGATTTTTTTCTATATCATTGTATGTATAATCACTCCCATATTTCTCATGCAATTCTATTTCAAATTCTAAAAATTCTAATGCATTATCAATTTGTTTTAATTGGTTCTTATACATTTTAATATTATCTTTAGCAAATGATTTATCTTTTTTCAATTCATCCATTGCAATTTGTTTTCTCCAGTTCATAAATTATCCTCCTATTAGTTGTTTTCTTTTTTCATTATTATTTTTACTTGCAATCTTATCATTTAATTTATTTAATTCTAATCTTACATTGTCTATTACTACATTCCAAATTAATCCTAACTTGTTTTGTTTTGTCCAGTTCTTAGGTTCTTTAATATAATTTGTCCATTCCTCCACTAATGGAAATTGTTTTGCAAATGCTTCTATTTCATATGGTCTATCTTTATATTCTATATCTGATTGTACTCCAATATCTTTTTTCTCCCATCTATAATGTACTCTATTATCTGATTTCCATATTCGTTTACTTAATTGTCCAGTTGAATATTGTTTTAAGTGTACCAGTTCATGAGTAATTGTTTCAAGTCTATTTAAAAAACTCATATCAATTCTTATATACATTTTAGCAAATCTTACTGGTACTGTTTTTGTAGTTGATGTAGTCTCTAAGTATCCTGATGTATTTTTATCAAATGTATTCTTTTTTCTAAAATAAACTTTTAATTTTAATTTATTTTTTAATCTCTGAGAAATTAAATTATTTAATGTGAAGTTTATTAAGTTACTATAAATTAATTCATTAAGATATTTTTCTCCAGTTCCAATATTTCTTTTATGAAACATAAGCATATTTAATTTTTTCATAGTTTAATATCCTCCCATATTTATTTGTTTATTATTTGTTTATTTTTTGTCTGAAATAAGGCAGTTATTTACTAAAATTATAAGCTACATTTACAGCAAATATTAAAAATAAACTCATACTTAAATATATTTCATTATTAACCATAGCAAAAACACTTGTTAAAATTAAGCTTAACCATAATATTAAATGGTACATTTTTTTTCTCCTATTGGTTGTATTATTTATTTAAATCAATTAATATATATTCTCCTGATTTAATTTTTTTCTCTGTTTCTTTTTTGTTTTCATTTAAAAATATATTTCTATATTTTCCAGTAGTTTTTGAAAAATCCCATTTATTTAAATCTATATAGGTTTTACCATTCTCAATTTTTACAATGGTTGAATTGTAAGATTGAAATATACTACCTCCAGTTGTATATATTCTATACTGGTTTTTTACTTTGTTTCCTCTGTTATTTGTCATGTTTACAACATGGGTCATTTTTTTTCTCCTATTGGTTGTATTATTTATTTTCTTTTTGGTCTATTTTTTGCACTTTTTTACAAGCTTTTAAAATTTTTTGTAAATCTTTAATTTCAAATGCTTGTAAAATTTTACTTAATATTTGATATTGATACTCAAAATTTTCTATTTCTCTGTATTTAACATCAATATGATTTATTAATATATTTTTTAACTCCATATTTCAACCTCCAGTTGTATTATTTATTTAATATAATTCTTTTAATTCTTTTTTACAATCTTTAATTGTTTCATAACTTTTAAAAAATTCATAATCTTTTATAGTCCAGCAATTTTGCTTTTTTGCATTATCTTTTAATTTAAAACTATCAATAGTATTATCAAAATGCTTTACTATTTTAAAAGTTTCATTTTTTATTTTTAAGTATCTTATAGATTTGTTATCCATATTTCAACCTCCAGTTGTATTATTTATTTAACTATCCAATAAGTGATAGTTTTACCATTGCTAGATATTTTTACATCAATTCTTTTATTTAATTTTCTAGCTGTTTTTGTTAAATTTCCTAAGTAATTTTTAGCCCACTTAACAAATCTAAAAGTTTTTGATTTACTCATATTTTCAACCTCCAGTTGTATAGCTTAATTAAAAGCTAGTTATATAAATTTAACTAAAATTCCAATAACGATTATCTTTACCGCCCTGAAGTGAAACACCAAGCGGATTATAAATTGGACTTTTAGCTGGTTTATAATATTTACTAAAAATAATCGGATTAGATTTTAAAGCTTTTTTGTAATTTCTCCAAGCTTTACGATTTTTAAAGTATTTGTAGTAATTATTTTTTGTAATATCCATAAAAATCATTATGCATAAATGATTGCCTTAATATACAAAAAAATGAATATAATTTAAAATAAATTAGTAAGGATTAGCAACGTTTCTGGACCAAATGTGTTCTAAATGTGGCTTTTAGTTGTCCAATTTCTTAGCTTTTAAATGGTTTTTTTGCCAAATAAAACAAATCAAAAAAGAATTATAAAAGTTTTTAGAAATAAAATAGAATAAATAAGCTTAATAATTTGTATAAATTTGTAAAAACCGCCTGCAATAAATAAAGATTACTTTCAATAAAATAATTAAATAAAGCTAATTATATTTATAATAGTTGCTTAAATATCACAAAGGACAACCGCCCAATTATTGAGATTTTTTTAAGATTATAGATTGAATATTGCTGGATATTTTAAGCTAATAGAATTGATTTAAAAGCTTTGTTATTGCTGGATATTTGTTGGATTTATTGAGTGTGTTTAGATTGACTAATATAAGCTAACTGAGTTGTATTAGTTGTAAACTAGATAATATATTTTAGTTATATTTTATATATATATTTATATTCTTTTAGATTATGGAATATTCTATTGATAATGATTACTATTCGCAGGGTATACCATGTGCCATATGGGGGATGTGGGGTGTTTATATACTACTCATACAAAATTAAGAGTTTAGCTTGTAAACTAGATAGAACTCGCCCAGCTACAAAGACTCGCATAGAGACTTGCTATATTTCTGGACTGACCCAGATAGATATAGGTGCTTCACCCCCTGGAGGGTATACTTATATTATACAGGCACTCCTGCAGTTGTCAACTCTAAATGAAAATAAATGTTGTCAACTAGCTGTAAACTTGTTATAATAATAACATGGTTAATAATTATTTACCTTCCTTAGATAATAAAAGGAAGTTGACAGAACAACAGGAAAGTTTCTTGTCAGCATTAAGTACAGAAGCAAAGGGAGATATTAATAAAGCTTTAGACATAGCAGGTTACAAACCTGGTGCATCTTATTCAGTAATAAATAGTCTGAAAGATGAAATCATAGATGTCGCTACAAAGATTCTAGCAAAGTCTGCTCCACAAGCTTCAAATAAATTAGTTGAGATATTAAATAGTGATGACCCAATACCACAAGTCAATGCTAAACTTCAAGCAGCCCAGACCTTGTTAGACAGAGTGGGTGTTGCTAAGAGAGATAAGTTAGATGTTACCCATAACTCAGGTAGTGGTATATTTTTATTACCTGAAAAGAAACCAATTATAGAAGCAGAAGATGTAGAGGTTATAGATGAGAAGAAGGAATAGTTCTACTATACCTTTTGGTTATAAGTTATTAGATGATAATAAAACTTTAGAGAAAGTTGATAAAGAAATATCAGCTTTAAATGAAATTAAAGATGGTGTTAAAGCTGGTGCTTTTTCACTACGAGGTGGTGTTGAAATATTGCAACATCAAACAGGTCGTAAGTTATCTGCAATGGGATTAAAGAAAATCATTGATAGAGAAGACTTGACTGATAAACCAAATGGATTGTTAAGTAGAGATGACAAGACAGTATAATTATAGCTTTGAACATAAAGCTAAACTAGCTGCAAGAAAAGCAGTTAAAGAAAAAGAAAAAGAAATTAAGAAGTTAAAGAAGAACTTAGAAAATAAAACAACTAGACTTAAAGCTAAGAAAGAAGCTTTAGGTGTAGTACAAAGAGCAGAGACTGATAAGGTATCTATTAAAGGTACTGTCATGACAGAAGATAAGTATGATACTTTACCACAAAAAGTTAAAACTCTTTTAGAAGAAGAAAAAGATAGAATAGTATTTCAACCTAATACAGGTCCACAGACAGAATTCTTAGCTGCACCAGAGCAGGATGTTTTGTATGGTGGAGCTGCAGGTGGTGGTAAGTCATATGCTATGCTAGTTGACCCATTAAGGTTTATGCACATTAAAGAACATAGAGCTTTGTTATTAAGAAAGTCTATGCCTGAATTAAGAGAATTAATTGACAAATCAAGAGAACTTTATCCTAAAGCTTTTGCAGGTTGCAAATTTAGAGAAGTAGAAAAGATTTGGAAATTTCCTTCAGGAGCAACATTGGAGTTCGGTTATCTGGACAGAGATGCTGATGTGTATAGATACCAAGGTCAATCATATACCTGGATAGGGATTGACGAGCTAACACAGTATCCTACAGAATTCCCACTCCAATATTTGCAATCACGATTAAGAACAACTAATAATAATATACAATGCTTTATTCGGTGTACTGCAAACCCTGGAGGTGTCGGAGGGAGTTGGGTTAAAAAAAGGTATCTAGACCCAGCACCTCCTAATGAAAGTTTTACAGGACAAGATAAGATTACAAGAAAATTTATACCAGCTAGATTAGATGATAATCCTTATTTAGCTTTAGATGGTAAATATGAAAGGATGTTGGAATCATTACCCCCAACACAAAAGAAACAATTACTAGAAGGTAACTGGGATGTTTCTGAAGGAGCTGCATTTACAGAATTTGAATATAA